GATGCGGATTGTCGAGCACATGTGCCCGAATGTTTATGGAACGTTTTTAAAAAGCAATGTATTGATAATCCACAAAAATCACAAAAATCACAAAATCCACAAAAATCACAAAATCCACAAAAATCACAAAAAGTTACGGTTGCTATGGACCGTACTAAAGAGAATCCGTCATTGACTAATGCTAATCCTATTCCTGAGAAAGATAATGTAATTGATCTTAGCACAGCCACCCTTGAACAGATTCAAGCTGTTAGTCGAGATGGTCTACCATATATAAATGCTGTAGATCTTTCCAATGCCACTGAAGAACAGATTTGGGCAGCTGGCTTAAAAGGGCTGCCATTTAAAAATGCTGTGGATCTGTCAACAGCCACCGTTGGCCAAATTATGGCTGTTTCGCGATTTCGTTTACCAGTGGTTGGTTATATAGATGCTAAAACTGCCCCCTCTGAACGGATTCGAGCGGCTGTTCTATATATACCAGGCAAACGAGTAATTAATTGTGACCCACCACCAGTGGAATGGCAACAGGCATACCCTGAGTCTGTGATTGCGACATGGTACGCTTGGGACGCCTTACAACGCGAACACGGTGTTACTCAGCCTGAATCAAGAAATGATGCCTTTCTCAAAAGTTTTTATAATCAGAAATATTAATATTTATTTTATTTTGATATAAGAAAAAAAATATAATATAGGTTATGTTAGATATTTTATAATGAAATCGCTTATAGGTATTCTTTTTTTAGGATTTTGTATGATTAATATTGAAGGTAAAGTAACAAATAAGAGTATTATGTGGCTTGAGCCTAATGTTAATAATAATAATGGAAATGCGACATTATGTAATCCATGTGTAAGCTTTGTTAGCAATAGTATTGAACAAATTATAAATGTAATTCTAAAGGGGGGTATTGTTGGTGGTTGTAGTGAACTATGTGTAAAGGCATTTCCCGATAAAAAATCAGAAGAACAAGCGTGTAATATGTTATGTGATTCGGTAGGTGTTTATACTTTTATTAATTTAGTTCAAAAATATTCGGGATATTTAGATCCCATTTATTTTTGTGAAACACTACATGTTTGTCCCATTCATGATGGTGGAAGTGCCCAATTAGATAGTATAACCGTAACACCTCCGAGTGGGCCTATCGGTACGACATTTGAAATACAGGCACTATTTACTATTGTAAGTCAAACTTCAACTGGAGAGTTATCTATCAATATAAAACCACCACATTCTACAGCATTTGGTGATGCTATGATTGATACAGGTTTTGCTCCAGGAAAATATGGTGTTAAATTTAATCTTAAAGCTAGTCCTACTGAATCAGAGCCATTTGAAACTGGAACTTATGAAGTTACAATGATGGGATGTGATGGTGAATGTGGGTCTAAATTACCACATACCGCAATGCTTTTTGAAGGTAAAGCTAATTTTACAATATCAGCAGCTTAATAATTTTTATGTAAATTTATAATATATTATTTTCTTAGATATTGCTTAAAAATAAGAAAATAATATATTATAAATATAAGTATATTAATGAGTGATTTCTTTATTATTGAACAATTTATAAGTGATATTAACGATAATATCACAAATGTATCGCGATTAATTTATGAAATAGATGCGTCTTTAAAATTTATTAATACATCAATCAATGAATTAAAAGATAATCATAATGATACTAAATACAGAAAATATTTATTAACTATATTAGAAAAATCAAAATTAGCAATGTATTCTTTTAATTCGCGGATTTGTGAAACAAAAAAATTTACATTTATTGAGTTATATAGTTTTTATGAAATATTAATAAATGTATTAAATGCTATTAATATTTACACTAAATCAACTCAATTAAAATGGAAATGTAATTACCGTATTACAGATGATGAATATATTGTTTTAGAAAAAATATAATTATATTTGTTTGGGTATATGTTTTTATTGTTCATAAACGGGACAAATTTGATACAATCGACGCAGATTTGAAAACTTAAAATTTAATCTAATAAAAGTAATAGTATTTGTATCTTGATTATAACTGTGTTCAATAAATTGCGGATGTAATACAATTACTAATAAATACTCTTCATCGTCATCATCTTCACTATAGTTTACATTAAATTCAAGAATGTGTCCTATGAAGTTAATTTCATCCATATTATCATCCCATGTATTTTTGCGTATAACAAATTCATATAAGTGTTCTAAACCCACATTTAAGTAAATGTAGTGATTTCTTGGGATAAATTCATATTGTAATTGTCCTGTAAATATTTTATTAGATACTAAACTATCTTTATATATTTTACTACGGTAAATATCAAGACATAAATTCCTAAAATTGGTTAATTGTGTCCTCTCTATTTGAGATATATCATTTATAAGCATATCACCTTCATAGGGGTCATCTGACCATTGGATCACTTCATTTGAATTGTCGAACGTTTCATTTGACATTTCACTACTATTATCTTCATTATCTATATTATTTGCCCACAAGTCGTGTCTGTGTAAATTTGTTATATTTGTATATAATATTTTACGACACATAGGACATGTTGATGAAGTATTATTCCAATTAAATATACATTTTACGCAAAATAAGTGTCCACAAACTGTAAAAATATGATTAGAACGAGTAGGTAGTGATTTATAACATATACCACAATTTCCTACACTTTCACTTATACTATCTGTTGATGATGGTATAGATATTGGCGACATCTCTTCTTCTGTGTATAAAACATCACGTGCACCATGGTTAGGAGAATATAAAATTTCCGTATTTACATACATATTTCTATTTAATGAATCTATAATTCTTGGTGAAATACTTTCTGCACTATTACCACAATCTATATTGTCGTTATAATCCTCGTTTACATGTTCACCCCCTTCAATATGATCTATATTTTGTAAATTATTTAATGACGGACACTCTACTGATACTGATATCATTTTCATAAAATATTTTTATGTATAATTTTAAAAATTATAATTTCAATTTTTTATTATAAAATATGTTATTTTTAATAATAAATTGAATTTTTTTTGTGGCTATTCATGAATATAATTAATTAATACATCAATATCATTTTCTGTTAAAAACTCTATATTATAATAGTGTAATGGATTTTTAATAAAACCTTCATTACATAATAATATAAATTGTTCATATAGATGATTATAAAGACCTTTATAATTAAAAATAATTATTTTTTTAGAATGTTCTCCAATTTGATTTTTCGTAATTACTTCTAAACACTCATACATTGTGCCAAATCCACCAGGAAATACGATAAACATATCTGATAATTCAATTAACTTAGATTGCCTTTCACTAATTTTATCAAAAATATAGTCATCTCTAATTGTTTCGGAATTATTATTTACAAATTTAGATAAGTTGCTAGATATAATTTTCCCTTTATATACATCACGAATAATACCCATTAATCCCACGTTTCCACCCCCATATACTATTGCGATTTTATCTATATTTATTTTTTTTAAAATAGTAGAAACTATGGTTATATACTCATCTTTCATATCATATTTTCCAGAACAAAATATCCCTACTTTTTTAATTTCGGTAATAGACATCTTGTATATATATATAGTAATTAGGTTTTTTTTTAACTATAAACTAAATATTAAATTAATCATCTAGAATTTCTTCATTATCATCATCATCATTTTCGTTTCTAACACCATTCATTCCAAATTCTATTGCGGCTGCGTTATCTTCGGCATCTTGATTTTCTATAAATTCTCTAGTCATTTGTCTAGTAGCTTCATCTGCGTCAGCACCTAATAATAAGTCAATACGAGCATTTACTGTTTCTTCATTATTTTGCGTATTTCGTGTATTTACAATAATATCTCCTGCTATATATTGTTCTTCGATTTCTTGAATTATTTCACTTTCATCTTGAATAGCATTTGCGTCTGTATCATCATCTGGAACTGCTAAATTACCTAAACCTAAATCGCGTTTTAATTTATGGAGTATTTTTTTAGACTCGCTTAGTTCTTTAAATTTTGCTAATCTATTTTTATTGTCGTTAGCCAATATATTTCTTAGATGTATTTTAACATCCTTTTCGGTCATCATATTCAATGTCTCTAATTTTTCAATATTATTTTTCCAAATAAATTCATAACAAAAGTCAGCGTAAAATGTTCTATTTACGGGTTTTTCCATAAATTTCATTAATTCTACTTGTGATAAATAGGATATAATTTGATAAATATAATCAGCAGAAGACCGCATTCCTTTAATAGTCATATTGTTTGTTTCTATTGCTATTAAATTATTTATTAGTTCACAATCAATAGGTGTATATATAGCATTTTTATTAATCTGTTCGTATATTTTGTTGGACAAGAATTTTTTTAGATTATATGAATTATATTCAAAATCCAGCTCAGTATTTTTATCTAAATTTTTATTTACAATTTGTTTACGATTTACTATATTAAAAGCACAGTCCATTTTAAAGTATTTAAATCTTGATATATTATTATGAATAATACCATAATATCGTTTAATAGTATCTAGATTTCTCAATCTAAATTTATTATCAATATATTTGTTTCGTATATCTGTTTCATTAATTACATTTTCTTCGCTATACCCTTCGATTAGAATTTGGTTTGGAATTTTATCTCTAATTTCTTTTAGTATATCGCGGTAACTATTTAATAAATTTAAATTATTTATCCAACATTTTTCTTGATGTGTTGTTTTAAGTGTTTTATCTAAAAATTCTGTTATTTTTAATAAATCATTTAATAATTCTCTCCAAATTTCCCTATATTCTCTATCATTTTTTTCTATTAATTCATTTCGAATACGATTTTTTTCTATTTCAAAACCCTCTTCATATGTTGTGACTGTTTTATTTTGAATTAACATTAAAATATTATTATGACTTTTTGCGATTTCTGTAGAATATAATATATTTAATTTATCAGGTAATTGGTTAAAGTTACTTATACATAAATTTAAAGTGCGATAATATCTGTCGTTATATTCTTCAAAACTAGACATATCGTTATCAACTAATGCTGAATCAGAAATAAAATTATTGCGAATATTATTTTGTATAGCTAATAGGCATTGTTTAATAATTTGATGCTGTTCTAAAAATTGTTGTAAAACTGTGCTGTTTTGATAATGTAACGGTATTCTTACTATTTGTTTTCCCGACATGTGTAAATTACATGATAAATATAATTTTATTAAAAGATTATAATACACGTCTAGACATTGTGAATGGGTTTTATCTAATAATATTTTAGATATTTCATTTTCAATCTCCCAGCTATATTTATTAGATATAGTATCATGTGTAATTAAACCTCTCCTACTGGAATACAGATTTTGGTGACGCATTTTTATTGATATTGGATCCACTTGTGTATTTTCGGTTATTAATTTAACTAATAATGTGTCTTTATTCATTTTTGTAACATCATCTAAATATTTATCATAATAATAACTATATAATCGTCTTTTTCCCATTAAAGTAATTTCATCATCTAAAAGTGCATAATTTGTAATTAATTTTTTAATTCTTTCTGTGACTTGATTTTGATTAAATAATGGAGATTGTTCATTTAAATAATCCAATAAGTTTGGAGTTACAATATTCATTTTATTTCCATACAATAAATATAAATTTTGATGAGGATTATAGAATACATTTGATTGTATGTTTTTCATTTGTGATAAAATAACTTGGGTATTAACATCAATTGTAATAAAATGCTCCATATAGTTACTTCTAGGATTTGTTAGACAGCAAAAATTTGTAAATGAGTTTTTTATCATTGGTTGAGTATGTTGGATTATTTTTTGAATATTATAAAATAGCTTATTACTTAACAAGTATGAATAAAATTTATCTTTATATTTTTCACCTTGTTTTATTTCAGTTTCAATGACTTGAATTTGTTTATCTAATTTATCAATATGTGTTTGTATATTATTCGATATTTTTAAATATGGCCGAAATGTTTTCCATTCAAGTGAATTTTTAATTTTATCAATAATCAATTGTTTATTTTTAGTAAGTAATGTTAATTTGTCTTTTATTTTACTAGCTATTTTAGGAATACTATTAAATTTTTCGCTTAATTTTTGTATTTCTTTATATAAATTTTCTTTTGGAGACTTACCTTGTTTTTGTGTTGCTAGTTTTAAATAAGCACTTGATGTTGTATATATTTCATCACGACTATTTGTTAATAAATTAAATAATTTATCGGAGATCATCTCTATTGCCAAATCCGCTCTAGAGATAAAATTACTATAAATTGCCTGTCCAGCACTTCGTTCAGATGAACCAGTAATTTTGTATTCAGGATCAGCAATTATAAGAGATGTGCATAATCTAGCCGCTAAATAGGTCACACGTTTAAAATTGTATTCTTTTTCATATATATCTTTAATCATTTTTGTAAATATTAAATGCAATTGATTTGGGGGTTTTTGATTAGCAATACTGCTTATATCACTTTCTGTTAAAACATATCCGCGTGGTCTTGGAAAAATTTTATCTCTTAACTCGCGATATTTTTCAATACCTGATTTACCATCTGCTAAACGATTAAACATAGGCTTTAATCCTTCAATATTTGTTTGATCTTTTGTTATTAATTCTGCCTCAAATTGGTATACATCTAATACATTATCTTTTTTAAGAAATTCAGATACATCTATTAATAGTTCTTTTTTATCATGATAGGGCATATCAATATTTGGGTCAGTAATAAGGTCATTTAGTATTTTTATATCTTTGCCGTCGCTTTCAAGAGATAAATTAGTTAAATCTTCCATAGAATCTGCCTCTATTTTTTCTAATATTTCATCAATCGATGCCTCTTTTACAGCTTCCCGCAATTGTATTAGTCGGTCATCCGCATCAAATCCGTCATTATCGCTTTCGCGGCTTAATCCAATCGCAATATCACAATTTTTGCAATAGATATATCGTGAGTTAGGCAATTCTTCTCCCCAACTATGTTCTAATTGTTTTTGTAATTTTGAACGTTCTGAATTCGATTTATATGCCTGTTTTACTAAAACCAACCAATGTTTGCAACACATTTTTTCGGCTAAATTATGTATATCCCAATAGATATACTTACTTTCTTCAATTGGAACTCTAATTAACTTTCCGTCGTGAATATCTCTATCAAATAACCCATGTAACATAATAAATTTTTCAATTTCAGTTAATTTAATATCATCATCAGCTATATTTTTAATAATAGTAAATTGGTCCTTATATTGCTTTAATAGTTTTTGAGTTTGAGAAACTTCTTTAATAGGAGCATTTACATTTTGTTGTAATTGGAATACTTGTTTAAACTTTTTTTCGGTAATATCCTTTATTTTTTTTTGTAAATTAAATATCTTTGGTTGCAGACTTATTAATATTTCTTCAAGATTTATTCTTTGTTCATCAATATATTTCATAGATTTTAGTGCAAGTAAATTATACTGTATTTTTTTATCGATATCTGCTATAATTTTCGATACACAAAATCCATTATGTATAATACATTTTTTGCCAATTTCTCTTGTTACATCACTTATATCATCATCTAAAATAATACGGCTAAGTCCACCAACTTCATTATAGTCAGGAGATGAAATACCTTCAAGATTACACAAACTTGAAAATTTTAAATTATTTTTAGATGTATTTACTAATTTGCCCTGTTTTATAATTGGAGCAACTCGTTCTGACTCAGGAACTGAATTATTAAATACCCAATTATTATCAATCCGACGATATAATCTATAGTAATCGAGGTCTGTATCTATTAATAATGCCCAATCATTTTCTTGGACGATAGACTTTTCTATATTTCCATTTTTTAATATCAAATTAGTAACGCTGTCTTCAATCCATTTAGTTGTTTCAAATGGAAATTGTATACGTATATCTTTCTTTAATTGTTCTTTAAAATCGGATTCTGTAAATGATTGTCCTTTAGCAAATAATTTATTATATATTGATTTAAAATTGTCTATAATATCTAAAAAAGGGTCTAATTCTAAATTTACTTTACTATTATCAATTTCTAAATTAGATAACGATAGATATATTTTAGATAATCTTAATTTCAAACATTTAATATGATGTTCGGACATAACTTGTTTAATTTTATCTTCATCATTCTTAATTTGTAATTGTGTATCTTCAATACTTATATATTTTTGTTTCCATTCTTTTGCTTCATTATCTAATTGTTTTAAACCATTAAGTGCGTGTAAATATTGGATAAGAATACTAAATTGTATACTCTGATCTTTTATTGATAACCTATGTAATAATTCATTTAATACACCTATCTTACTAGGTGTATGTATAGATATTTGTTGTATATCATAAAACGATATAATATCTGCGATAATACTTGATATTTCTGGATTTTTTATTGTATGTGTAGGATGGAATATTATTCTAAACGCAGACTCATTGCGTAAATAATCATAATATCTATCATAAATGCATTTTGATAATAATATAACAGCATCATCTAAAGATATAAAATCGGTTTCAATAAAAAAATAATATTTTAATAAATGTTGAATTACATGTCTATCTTCTTTTTTAAACATTTGATTAAGTAATTTACAGATAAATTTAAAATCTAATTTATGTTTACTGTCTATAGTAAATAGTGTTTGATATAGGTTAGAAAGTGATACTTCCAAAGAACTATTTAATTTTTGATAAAATTTATTTTGTTCTTCTTCTATTACTGCCGACTGTTTAAATAGATCATATCTTTTTTCCAATATCATTTTTATTTTACTAAAATTATGCTGATTTAAATTACGAATATTTAGAAAATAATTACTTAAAATTTTATTTAAGTCTGTAAAATTATTGATTTTTTCAATATTCTCTGATTCAATTTGTAAAACTTTATTTTGGTCTAAAACTATATTTTGTAAGATATTGAAGTAATCTTCTTGTGAATACTCATTTTGCGATGTGGCATTAAATTTTATAAAATTATCTTTTTTATAATCAATCCCATCAAGTTTAGTTCCATATTCAATTTCATTAACAAATATTTCATTTAATGGTCGAGTTCTGTTATAAAAATATCGTTCAATAATATTTAGATATCCACCATAATGTTCTAATATATATTTTTCAAGATGAAATTGTTTTTTATTAAGTGTATTAAAGTCTGGATTAATATAGTAGGGTGACCTAAGCAAAAAACCTGTAAGTATTACATCTTCCCCTTTTAAATAGGGGACTTCACTTGGTTCTTTACTTATTGATAGATTAAAATCTTTACCAGGTTTTACATATGGGTCTTTGTCACTATAATATATATGTTCTCCTGTTTTAGGAGTCCCAGCACAAATTATACAATTGGGGTTTTTATTTATATTCGTAATATCTGGATTATCTACTAGATGATGTAATACACCTCTAACATATCTATTTTGAAATATAGTGTTATTTGTAAATTTAGCTGATAATTCAAAGGGATAATTTGGAGTAATATTGCGATATCCATAAAATGGAGTATTAGCACTGAATTTGTAATAATTATTTTTAGGTTTCACTGGATTATATGCTGTATATATTGGTAAAACCTCTGTAGGTAGTTTTCCTTTTTTATATCTTGTTACAATATCAGGTAATTTTCCACCATAGTATTCAATTCGTTTTGCGTCATTAAATGATAATCGATTAGATGTTATTTCGGCACTTTTAAAACCAGCATGTAATATGTTAATTTCTTCTAATTGACTTAATTGAACTATATCATAATTATCTCCATAGATTTCAGGGTCATAAAATATTTTTCTTGTATCATCATCATCAATAAATAATTCAGTATCATTATAAATATATTTAGCGTCACTTATAATGGGAAATATCATATTTGACCTAAAATGATGCGATTTTAAAAAATCTAATTCTGGTATTTCATTTGATGTTTTTCTAACATCTTGAATAAATTCACTAGTTATAAAGTCCCGTTTTTGATATAATTCAATTAAATCTACAAAACTATTCGCCTTTGTATTCATTTTAGCTATTAAATTAAGACTTGGTGCGGTTATATCTTTAATAAGACTATGAAAAATATCTTCTCGTTGTTCATCGATAGGAAATATTTTTTCCCAATCATATTTTTCAATATAATATGTTTCAAAACCAAGTATTTTTTCATTAAGTTCACTTAAAGGAACATTAAATTTATGGGCTGATAGATCAAATACAAAATCACCAGTGATAACAATATCATAAATATTATATGTATTATTTAAAAATGGCTCTTTTTCCCATACAGTTATATCATTCATATCATCCACAGACATTAATACTAATTTATCTGTGTCTTTTGTTCTTACAATTTGAGTTTTTTTACCTAAATCTGAATATACTGTTATTTCGTCATTTTCATTGATAATTCCGAACAGTGAACCAAAATCGAGAATTTTTGATTTAAAACTGACTGTTGATTGTTCCATATATACTATATTATATAAAGAAAAACCGATATAAAAATATACTGCTATTAATTTTTAAATGAATAAAAATTCGAATCAACAAAATAAAAAAAAACATCGTAATAAGAAAAATATTATATCGGATCTAAATACACCTAATACAACAAATGGAGTTATTTTAGTTCCACAATATAATAAATATATCTCAATCTATAATAATCATAATCCACAAAAAAATAATTTATTGAATACTGATTGTTCAGAAAAAGAAATAACCAATAATAGATTATTTAAAAATAACCAATCTGTTTCAAAAGTAAGTCCTAAAATTACTAGAATTGTTGTAAAACGACCTAATAATTCCCATGAAGACCCTTTTCAAAGTGAATTTAGTAATTTAGTAAATAATGATAATAATATAATAAATAATATAATATCAAATATTTTATCTGGAAATCCATCTATTCCAGTAGACAATAAATTTAATCTAAATTTAGATAATACAAAAAATATAAAATCAGATGAAAATGTTAATAAAAATATAGATGAAGTAATAGTTCCTAATATTGATTATGAAAACATGTTATTTATAGATGAAAAGCCAAAAAATATAGATGACTTATTGTTTATTATTAGTAAAATTGGTAAAGAATATTTATTAGATAAATACTATAATTTAGATATTACACGATTAAATAACATTAAAAACCCATTAATAAAATTATCAAAAATGATTGGATTAGATGGGGTGAAATCAAAAATAGTAGACATTATACTATATTATTTACAGAGACTTGATATTAAAAATCATGATTTATTACACACTATTATTGATGGGGCCCCAGGCACAGGAAAAACTGAAATAGCCCATATATATAGTGAAATATTATTGGGTCTAGGTATCTTAAGTAAAAATACATTTAAAACAGCAAAAAAAAATGATTTTATTGGTGGATACCTTGGACATACCGCACTAAAAACAATGAAATTGCTAGAAGAAGTAAAAGGCGGTGTATTATTCATAGATGAAATATATAGTTTAGGTAGTAGTGATGGAAAAGATGGTAAAGATATTTATGCTAAAGAGTTTGTGGATTTACTTATGCAATATATGAGTGAAAATAAAGGAGATTTTGTGCTTGTAGTAGCTGGTTATAAAAATGATATTAAACAATTTTTTTTATCAATGAATGATGGGTTAGAAAGACGTTTTCCAATTCATTTATCAATTGGGGAGTATTCCGCATTAGAAATGTACAAAATATTTTTAAAAAAGGTAGATGAGATAAAATGGAATTTAGTAAATGATATACAAGAAAATGATGATTTTTATATTCATTTTTTTGAAGAGAATAAGGAATATTTTAAGTTTTTTGGGGGTGATATAGAAGTTTTATTAACAAAATGCAAATATGCTCATTCACGAAATTTATTAGAAGATCATAAAAAAAAACACCGTATAATTACAATAGAAGATTTCAAAAATGGATTTTTATTATTTAAACAAAATCCCGAAATTGAAGAGAGAAAACTATCTCCTAAATATCAATGTTATTTTATATAAAAAATACCTGTTTTTATAATAAATATATTATATCAATTATAAAAATATGTTTAAAGATAATTTAATGTAGTAAATAAAATGATGAATATATCAATAATATCTACTTTAAGTAATAGTATTCTATATATCATTAATCTTAGTGCCTATTTAATTCTAATAAAATATTTACAATACACATATGATTATAATAATTTTTGGTATAACACATTATTATCAATAGCTCTAAGTCCATTATATTTGATATTTTGTTGTCGCACTTCTAATATAAATCGAATAAAAAATTATGGTTTGGCTATAATATTTCCTATAATAGCAGGACTAATATACACATTTGAATCAATATTATTATATTATAGTGTTAATAATCTTAATTTAAGTTATTATACAATTTTACGAAGTAGCTTTATTATTTGGAATATACCATTTTTTATATTCTTTTTAAAAAAGAAATCAAGTAATCTATATTATTTTGCTACTATATTACTGATTTTAAGTTATGGATTTAGTATTTATTATTATTTAAATATTAATTATGATTTACTTAAACCAACCATTTCAATTATAGTAAGTTGTTTATTAAATACTTGTTATAACATTATTATAGAATATAGTCTAAAAAAATATAATATTTATAATTTAGATTTCCATGTAATATTCCAAATATCTTATTTTATTTTTGCTATTGTACCATCTACTAAAATGACGATTGAATACCCACCACCTAATAATATTAATATTATTGTTATATCATTAATTATTAGTATATGTTTACAACTATATTTTTATAATAAAATAATAATACTTGAAAATAATAATCAGTTTGTTCCAAGTAATGTATTAATGGCTGGATTAGATTTAATAAGACGATTTGTTTTGCTATTATTCGCATTTTTAATGTATAAAGATGATTTTAACACATATATTGCTATATCATTAATCCTTTTTTTATTATCAAGCATATTTATATTTATGGAATATCTTAAACCATTAAGAAAAAAAATTGTAGAATATACTGAAATGGATGAAGTCTAACCTATCATTTTATCAAGTTATAACTCATTTCTGAGTATTTGTGTTGAACCAGTTATTGTATGGGAACAATTCCAATTACAATACATATTGCAATCTAATAAAGACATCATTTTTCGATGACCACAATCTACACATACCCACCATCCTTCTTGTTTTTTTATTAAACAGTCTACTTTCCAACCATTTGAATGAGAACAAAAAAACGGAGTTCCACCAATAGATTTTTTATTTATTCTTGATATTCTTCTATATTTTAAATTCTTTTTTCTTGATTTATTAATCATCAATATATATATATAGAATATTAAAAATTTAGATACATATTACAATATAGATGCAGATTATACAAAAATATCAAATTATTGATACACGAACTACTAAAGATTTTAAAATAGATACATATAATAAGTTTAAAAAAAAAGATGTATTTAAATTGTTATATAGTCAAATAAAAAATCACAATATTGATAATTCAAATCATTGGGGTGCAGAACTTATAATTAGTGGGCATATTGTTGAATTGTTTGAAAAAATAATTGAATTTTATATAACAGAAATATCATTTAAAAACCCAAAATATATTATTTATTTATGGAAACAATATGAACAATTTACAGACATAGTTAATAGTCTTGATGATATTTTAGAGGCGAGAAATGTGCTAGAGATAAGGAATATGTTTATAGATATTATAACAACTATAACACTATGCGAACAATGTACATTACCAAAGATAGAAAAGATAAATCCTTTAGAGATATCCCAATTTTCAAATATTAGAATTTTATTTTCAAATAAAGATTTTTTGGTTCAATTTATCAAATCCAACGATATACCCGAAATATTTACACCAATAAATGAAATTATAAATCATATTAAAGCTCCGCGCAATTCAAGTAATGATATGATTATGTATTGGTTATCTTGGCTGGTCTATTGGGAAACCGAGTATATTAAAAAAAATAATATAGGTGCACTAGCAGAAAGACCAAACGATAAAGTTGAAAAAATTTATTGGCGTGACTTTGTATGGTTATTATGGGAAATTGTTATACATGAAGCTAAACTTAGAAATAACGAAATAATTAATGAAATAGTTAATAAAAATTATCGATTTTATGTGTATTATCATAATAAAAAGAATAAATTTAAAAAACTATATTTTTTAATTTATAGTATTATTATTTTTATTAAACCATTGGATACTTCAATAAATATATATGGTAATTTTGAGAATTATAGTAAAATTATATTAGCCACTGCAAATGTTAATAGTTTATATAATTACATACAATTAACAAATAGCAATAGTCTAATTAAAAATAGTTAATAATTTTATTAAAAAATAATTACTAATTTTTTTTAATGAAATAAAGTTTTATAAATACATATATATTATATTTTAATGTATATATATTTACTGTAAGTAATAATAAATTGTTGTTGGCTGATATAATATAATTTTACATAAAAATTATTTTAATTAAAATTAAAATTATCATTATTTATTGTTATATTATTTCCAATTAGTTGTTTTAGATCTTCTTTTAAATAATTAGGAACGCCTTTATTAATTTTGATATCTTTAGAGATACTATTAGATTTAACTTTAGATTTTTTATTTGAATTTTTCCTAGAACACTTATATTTATTTGATCTCTTGATGTTATTTTTTTTACTTTTTTTACGACTATTTTTAATTTTTATTTCATAGTCACGAAATGAATCTAATTTAATGTCTGCTTCATTTTTATTTTTATTAGATATATTTTTAAGATAGTTGTTTGTTCTATTTTGATTTTTACTATGTATCAAATTATTTAGACTATTATTATTAATATTATTATATCTTGCGTTATTTGTAATGGTATTTGATATATTATTTGATGTTTTTTTCAAAGGTATTTTAAATAATTGATCTTTATTTTGAACTATTTTATGTTTTTGATTAATATTGTTTTCTGATTTGAATTTTTTTAAAACTGGTGATTTTGTATTATTTTCTATTTTTATATTATTATTGGTTAGTGATTTGATATTAGATTCACGTGATTTTTTAATATTATTGGTTACTTTTGGTGATTTTGCTTTATTAGTAGGTTGTCTTGTATTAGAATTATTATTAATAAAATTTTCAATAAATTCAGATTTTAATTTACTATCTATTAATTTTTCAACAGTTGATTTAGAAATATTGCGAGATCTTTTCCGACTATTTGGTTTTTTTAATATATCTCCACCTACAGGCATAATTACATCGGAAATTGTGGGAGATTCTATTTTTGAAATAGTAATAGGTTTATCTAAATATCTTTTCTCTATTTCATTAATTACATTTACAGGTTGAGTTGTGTGAGATGGTTGAGAAATAACGTTTGTATTATGAAACTGATCTCTTTGTATATGTTGGTTGGTTTTTCCTTTTTCTTCTAATAATTTAGTGTGTTCTTTTACCATTTGTTCTAACGACACTTTAGGGGGTTCAGTTTTTTTTTTAGGTATAAAATTCATAACTACATCATGTATCATATTTTTCTGATTTTTAACCACCATAATATATATATCTTATATAATATTATTTGTAAAAAAATTGATTTTCATTTAAAATTATATTGATTAATAATAAATAAATTAGCAAAAAAATCAGCATATTCTGTATATTTGAATGACTATACAAAATAAAAGTAAAGATCTTTATACATTATTGAACACATATAAACTTCCAAAGGAAAGTAATGAAATCTATACTCATACAAAAATAAAAGGTGGAAAATATAAGGTGCCTGATGAATATTTAGAAGAATTATACAATCTTTTACATGACGACATTTTTGTACATAAAAACGAATTTAATGATACACTAACTGAAGCAAATAGTCTAATTACTCAAATTAAAATCGATTTAGATTTCAAATATGTAACAGAAGATGACGCAATTAGACGGATTTATTGTTTTGATGATATAGAAAAGGTTGCCTCAATCTATATGAAATATATTGATAAATATCTAATTGTCCCAAAAGATAATAGAGTAGCATTTATTATGGAAAAAAGTCATGCGGGTGTTTGGGACAATAAACGAGACCCTAAGACAAATAAATTGATTATTAAAGATGGGATTCATATAATGTTTCCATTTATAACAACATATTATAAGATAGCACACAAAATCAGAGAAGAAGTATTGGTAGAACTGCAGGATATATTTAAAAATTACAATTTTTATAATAATTTAAATGATATTCTTGATAGTTCAGTAGTTCATAAAAATAATTGGTTTTTGTATGGTTGTAAAAAGGCTGGTTCTCCTCCATATCTTGTATCTAAAATTTTAAAATTTAATTCTGACTACAATATTGACTATATTTCAACTACCACATATACTAATTTGGAATATATACGGATGTTCTCTATTCTTAATAAAGATAAAACTGAACAATGGCGAATGGCGATAAGAGACATATATAAATCATTACTTGACCCAGAAAACCTAATTATAAAAAGTGATTACTTAAAACACAAACAAGATTCTCTTAAACGCAAGAAAAAGACTATTCAGAGGTCTAAAGAAGAACTCGAAATGATTTGTAAGACGATTGACTGTCTATCTATATTTAGAGCAGAAGAGCGAAAACCTTGGATTGAACTTGGTTGGTGTCTATTTAATATTCATAATGCTGATGACACACTATTAAAGAAGTGGATTGAATTTTCGAAAAAAGATCCTAAGTATACGGATACTGCGGAAGAAGCCTGTCGTGAAGTTTGGTCAAATTCCCGTGAGGATAATTTGGGTTATCCTACTCTTATAATGTGGGCTAGAATTGATAATAAAGAAGAGTATGAAAAATTAATACAAAATGATTTTGGAAATAAACTAAGGTCATTTGTCCAACGAAATAAATTAGAACAAAATGATATTGCTAAATTAATGCATTCTCTTTTCAAAAATGATTATGTATGTGTTTGTAAAAATAAAAATAAATATGTGTGGTTTAAATTTGAAAAACATCGATGGACTGAATTGGGTAGTCATTCGGAGATGAGATTGAAATTAAGCGATGTATTGGCTACAAAATTTTCAGTTCTTGGTGAAGCATATCTTGCTGAATATAATAAATTGGGAAGTGGTGCGGATAACTCAAGTCAATTACAGGATTTCTCAACTCGTGCTGTAAATATTAGTAAAAAACTAAGACAAACTGGATTTAAGAACAGTGTTATTACGGAATGCCAAGATGAATTTATCAATGAAGCAAAAGATTTTATTGAAAAAATGGATGAAAACCCTAATCTAATTGGATGTAATAATGGTGTGTACGACCTTAGACGACTTGAATTTCGTGATGGTCGTCCAGAAGACTATATCACCTTAAGCACTAAAATTGATTATGACCAAAATTATAATTGGGAAGATAATAAGGTAAATGAAATTATGAAATTTATCAAACAAGTTCTACCCATAGAAGCAGTTCGTGAATATATATTAAAAGTTCTAGCAACTACCTTGGATGGTTCTACGAAACAAGAGAAGTTTTATATATTTTCTGGGTGTGGTGGTAATGGTAAATCAAAATTAATTGAACTATTGGATTTAACATTAGGTGATTATAGTAAAGGTGTGTCCGTAGCTCTTTTAACGAAAAAACGAGCAGATAGTAATGCGGCAAATCCTGAGTTATTTGTGACAAAAGGTAGACGCCTTGTTAAATTCCAAGAAGCAGAAGAGAATTCAAAAATTAATGTAGGATTGATGAAAGAAATAAGTGGCGGTGATAAGATTACAGCTCGTGGTCTATTTCAAGACCCAATTGAATTTAAACCGCAATTTAAACCAATATTCATTTGTAATGATGATCCCGAATTACCACCAAATGACGAAGGAACTTGGCGAAGGGTTAGAAGAGTAGAATTCATATCTCGTTTTGTCGACAAAGCAAATCCTGATATAAAGAAACACGAGTTTCCTATTGATTTTGATTTAAGTGAAAAAATTAAAAATTGGCCCGAAGCATTCTTATGGATACTCATTGAATACTACAAAATATATCGCGAAGAAGGAGGTATTAAAGAACCAAATGAGGTTTTAGAATATACAAATATATATAGAAGAGCAAATGATATGTTTCTTGAATTCTTTAATGAATGTGTTACTCAAGAAACAAATGGCTTTTTAACACTTAGTGATGTATTTAGAGAATATAAAGCGTGGTTTAAAGAAAATCAACAAGGATGTGGACTAAAAGCAAAAAGAAAAGAGGATTTGAGAGCATATCTTGTGAAAAATTTAGGAAAAGAATATGACACTACTCAGTCAGTTCATCAAGTAGCAAATGAAAAATTGCGTGGCACTTGTTGGTTAGGGTATAAACTTAATGAATACTACACAAATCCTATTCATAATAAAGCAAATAACAATGTAACAAATCTTATTGAAGAAGACGAACTAGATGAAAAATAGATAAAAATTACTATTCTTAACCTTTACAGCGTTTTGATGACTCCAGGAGTCATCGTACAATTCCTTAAAATAACACGATTTATAAATATGATGTCATTTATCGCTTGTAAAATAACGTATATTTTATTATTTTATATAAATAACAAAATATATGCAACGCTGTAAGGGTTAAAATTTGATTTTGTTTACATTCGTATTAATATTGTAAAAATAAATGATTTTAAGTTTTCATGAGGAGGTTCATGATCTTAGTAAATTTTTTGAACTTAATAATTGTAATAATGTTCGAAATTATCTTAATGATAGTGAGCGTTGTATGTCATTCAAAAATTCGGGATTGCCTATGATAAAAGGGGTTGGGGTCATCTAGAGAAAGTAATTATCGTTGGCTAAACCTAAAATTAGAAATATTAGTAATAAGACACGATAAATTAGGGAATTTAAAAAATAGTAAGCCGTGTAATCATTGCTTAGCTACATTGCGTTTATTTGGTATAAGGAATGTATATTATTCAACTGATGATGGAAATATTGAAAAATATCGTCTGGATGATATCATAGCTGATTTTCCAAGTTCTGGCTAACGAAACTATTACAGATTTTTAGATGACCAACACAAATGTCTCGATATAAAAAGAGATCAGTTAATTGTAACAAAAATAATAAATATATATTATTTTTTTATAACGATATATATATATACAAAATATGAAATCTCATCAAAAAAAAATGAGTAAAAAGCAAAATGCTAAAAAATACAATAGTAGACGGAATATTAAAAAATTTAAACAGCATGGAGGTTGGTCTGTTAATTGCACGGAAAGAATAATAGGTCAACAACAACCTGTGCAAATTCAAACTGTGCAGTTTCAAATTGATGTTAATCCAGATGATTATCTATATGAAGTATATAAAAAAATACATAGTAATTTAATTACTCGTCATCCACATATTAGTCTATATCAAATGCATGTTCGATTAAATGATCAACACATAAGTTGGATAGATCTTGAAAAGAGACATAGACCCCCCGATCCTCCTGGCAGGCTTTTTTTACGATTACGTAATAGAAATGAATATCATACCTATAGAATGAGGCAATTTAATTTCCAACAATCTGATTATTTTACAGTATGGCTCTTGCCAAATACAACTGCTGCCTCTGCTGATTTCAAGACAATCGATGGTCAATCTTATAAGGTTACGTTTAATAGATATGACCCCATATACATTGTTAAGGAAAAACTATTACAACAAAATCCAGCACTAGCCGCACAGGCTCCTACTTACGCACATATTTATTTTCAAAATGCTCACAATGATTTAGGATATAACCTTGAACCCATTCCTGGATACTATATTGATCGAAACAATTTCCATCTCAGGATATTGAACACACCTGTTGTAGATCCTGATGTCACTTATGCTTATGAAATGGCCGCAGCTTTAGCCGCAGCGCCAGTAGCCCCAGCTGCACCACCTCCCGCAATGCCATCTGGTGTCCCAGCCCAACCACCAGTAGCAGGTGGCAGATACAAGTGGAACTATTGATAAATAAAGAATATAATTATAACCGATTAGTATTAAAAATACAAATAAAAAATTTCTTTTTCATTTTTATATTATTAAATATATAATGTTATCATAATAATAGGAATTATTAACATAGTTATTGCCAATATCTTACAATTTTTTTTTCAATTTCTTCCATATTTGCGCCTATAAATTTATCAATAAGTTTACCATATTTAAAATATAATATAGTAGGCAAACTTTTTATATCATATTCATTTGAAATATCATCACATTCATCTATATCAACTTTTAAAACTAAAATTCCATTAGTATTATTTTTATATTTATCTTCAAGTAATGAAATCATAGGAGCTATTTTTTTACATGGACCACACCATTCAGCATAGCAATCAACTACAATTAATCTATTTTCTGTTTCAACTAACTGTTGAAGACTTAATAAAGTGATAGGTAATTTAGACGACATTTCTTATATTGTATAATTATAATTTATATTTTAAAATTATAATTTATAATCAGATTATAAACATATATGGATATTAATAATTTTTATAATATCGATTGCCTAGATGAAAAACAATTAGATGAAATTAAATTAGAAGAATTAAAACATGTAAGTCAAGCATATGGATTAGACCAACACGGAACAAAAATCACACTTTGTAAAAATATACATTCCTATTTACAAGCAATACAAACATCTACTTCTCAAAACTTAGATAAAAATAATATATTAATGATACATAATATATATGATTTTATTCGCGTTCTAAATCTAGATGATTTAAAAGAATTACATACCCTTAGTTTAGATGATATAGAATTTTTATGGGAAACAGTTCAAAAAGAATTAGAACATCTTGATTTAAATACTGACTTAGATAAAATTAGAGATGTTTATCCATTATCTGATGAAATAGATTTAAAAGTAGTTATTCTAATTGATGTGCTTAGTAAATTATTTTGCGATTGTTTAAAATCTAAAAGTAAATATGGAAAGAAGAAATTGGGTATTTGTAAAAAAACTATTTTAAACCGATATAATGTTAACGCATCAAATTATCTATGTGATAATAGTGACACAATTTTACTTCCCAAATTTGGAAATAGAACTATCTTACAAAAATATATTAAAAAATAACACTATATCAAGTTCAACAGCTATAGTAATAGTATATAAAAAAAATTGATACATATTTTATTTTTACAGATTGTAATTATTCAAATCCAAGATGAGCAAAGATTATAAACCTAATGGTGGAGTTTTAGGATGCCCTAAAATTTCAGCTAAAGATTTTAAAGAATATAGTGATGATATTAATTCCCGAATAGATTCAGATGGAAGTTTGAAGCGCGTTCCAGTTGCTAAATTAATGGATAAAGAATGGGACAATGATTATGATGTGTATGTTGAATATAATCCTGAAAAAGTGTCTATTGTTCATAGAATATTTGGATCTTTAACAAATACTAATATAAATGATACATGTTATTCTGCACAAATTGGAAAATATCAAACGGATATCATTGACCTAAAACATCCGTCGATGGGTGCTCCATTTTATTCTGCATCGTGTGGATTAATTGTATGCTTTCTACTTAAAAATAGTCTATTTAAATTAAGGGCCACTGATTTGTGTTGCTCATTAAATAATGAAGAATTTATAATAAGCACAGATCCCACTAAAGTTTATGCATTTTTAGGTATCGATTTAGAGAAACTTTTACAAACGCATACTCGTCAAGAACTATTCAATTTAATAGAGCAATCTTGGATTTATGACCCTGACGTGATACTCCAATTACGAGGAACTAAAACAAAGGATATTAACAGACCAATTTTTGTAGATTTTTTAGATTTTTGTGAGACACATCAGCGCATTTCAAAAATTCAACCAAAAACACTGGAACAAGCACTCACGCATTTTGAAAAGACCTCCGAATACTATGCTTTGGAATTAAAACAACAAGAAGAAAATCGTATAAAAAAATTGCGTTCTAATACCAAAGACTTATTGTTAGCACAATTTAAAAAGAAGAATATTATTGGAAAAGAATTGGGTGAAAAGATGAATCAATTTAAAAATTGGATTTTCCAAAAGTATGGTATTGATTATGATACATGGTCAATTACAGATAATTTAGATGTAGATAGTGCTTTTAATCAATTTTACTTATTATTTAATATATCATAATTACTATTTACATGCTAATCCCATCATAGGTGACACATATTTGATATTTTTAACGCAAAACATAATATGTTATTATTCTACGAAAGAGAGTAATAATATGTTATTTATATGACTAATTTTTTATAAATCTAAAATCTGATTTTATACATAGATAATGTTAAAATGTTTAATAAATTATATATAGCTATTTAATGATTGAGTATATGGATTAGATTTAAAAGCGTCTAAAATATCTGGATTAATTCTATCACTAATACTTTCATCGTTTAATATATTTTTATCAGTTGTTACAGTGCAATTATTTAATGTGGGTGTTTGAGTGTATAATTTATCTGAAATAGGTGCGTACTGATTGTCACGGTCTTCATCTAATTTTTTTATATCAATGTTTATCGTATCAGCACCATTTGCTAATTTAACATT